GATGCAGGCAGCTAAAGACGTGTCGTCGTTCTCATCATTCAAGACCGCAGTCGAGGCACGCAAGGCCGCGCTGGGCACACAACCAGAGCCGATCGAAGGAGAGGCACAGGAGGCTGACCATGCAGCAGCAAACTGATGAGTGGTTCGCGTCCAGACTTGGACGCGTTACGGCGAGCAGGGTCAAGGATGTGATGGCGAAGGGGCGCGGAGGCGCCCCTTCTGCTACCCGGCAGAATTACATGATGCAGCTGCTGTGCGAGCGGCTGACAGGCAAGCGCGAGGAAGGATTCACCAGCGCCGCCATGCAGCGAGGCAACGAACTGGAGCCGGTTGCCAGGATGGCATACGAGCTGTTCGCCGATGCCGAGGTGACAGAGACAGGCCTGATTCATCACCCGAAGATCGAAGGCTTCGCCGCATCGCCGGACGGCCTCATTGTCATCGCGCGCGGCGGCCTGGAAATCAAATGCCCTAACACGGCCACGCACGTCTTCACGCTGCAGTCAGGCAAGCATGACCCGCAGTACGAGTGGCAGATGCTCGCGCAGCAATCCTGCGCCGAACTGGAATGGGTCGATTTCGTCAGCTTTGACGACCGCCTACCGGACGAACTCCAGTACGCCTGCTTCCGCTTCGAGCGCGACGAGGCCCGCATTCGCCAGATGGAAACAGAGATCAAGCTCTTCCTTGAAGAACTTTCCGAACTTGAACACGAAATGCGAGAGCGCATGAGGAGCAAAGCAGCATGAACGTCTTTTCCTTCACCGGAAATCTTGGCAAGGACTGCCGCGTAGGAACAGGCCAGACGGCCATGGTCAGCTTTGGCGTTGGCGTTAAGTCAGGCTGGGGCGACAAGGCGCAAACGATCTGGATCGACTGCACCCTCTGGGGAAAGCAGGCCGAATCAAGGCTCAGTGAGTTCCTAGTGAAAGGCCAGCAGGTAGCGGTCAGCGGCGAGCTAGGCACCCGCGAGCACGAGGGCAAGACGTATCTCACCTGCCGCGTGAACACGATTGATCTGGTCGGCGGCAAGCGTGACGAGCATCCGCAAGCACAAGCCGCACGGCAGCCAGCGCCGCGCCAGCAGAGCCAGCAGGCCGGGCAGCCAGAGCCTGCATATGACGAATTCTCGGACGACGTGCCGTTCTAGGAGGCTTAAATGAGCATTCAGCAGCAGTGCATAGACGCGTACCGGAAGCATCGGAATCTGAAGCTAGCAGCACAGGACGTTGGCATACCGTGGCAATCGGTTTATGTGCAGCTGCGGAATGCTGATGAGCCGGTTATGGGCGACAAGCTCAAGTACGGATCAGACACTGACAAGCTGGCAGCAAGGGGCGAACAAATGTTTCAGTCCCTTGTGCCTGGAGCGATCAGCCATAACGAGCGCAAGTACCAGAGCAAGTTGGACTTCACGGTGCGCGGCTACGGTGTCGATGTGAAGATATCGACACTGAAGCTTAGCAATAAAGCATGCAAGGTGCGCCGATGGGCCTTCTGCACGAAGAAGCAAGAGGCCTCTGCGGACTTTGTTGTCTGCTTCGGGATCGCTGCTGACGGAGAGAGCCTGGCAAAGGTTCTCCTTATTCCTGGCGAGATCATCAGGAAGTACACGACAGTCTCCCTGTCCGAGGCTGGCGGAAAATGGGACGACTATTCAGTTGAGACCAGCGACCTGAACTCGTTCTTCGCGGCCCTCCCCTCCAAACAGTAACCCCGGCGCCACTCGGCGCCCTCCTCCCCGGACAATAACCATGATCGACCAGTCTGCAATTCTGCAGGGCGATGCTCTGCGCGCTCAAATCGCTGCCAGCACGAAGGAGTTCCTTCGCAAGGGCGGCAAGATCACGAAGCTCAGCAACCGCATAGGCGAGCCGCCAAAGGTCGGCATGTGGAACAACTCGCTGAACCCGGACGCTGAGGCAGCCAGCCGGCGCCGTGGCGCTCGCAATGGTGCCAAAGCCCAGCGACAGGCATCACCACGCAAGGGCGCAACGCCACAGGCCCGCCGTAACAACGTACTGCGCGAGGTGTGGGCATGAGGTTCCCTGACCCACTGGACGCCATCCGGCACGCCGCCTACCGGGCTTTCTCATCCGGCCAGCCTTGGGGCGTTTACTTCTCGGACTTGTACATAGCCGCGCCACTTGGACGGCTTGGCGAGACGGATCTGCTAGAGGTCTGCCATCCATGAAAAGCACTCTGCCCCGCGCTCGCCTGGAGAAGGTGAGCCGCGCCATTCTCCGGCAGTTCCGGGTATCGGTCGTCAACATCGACCCGGAAGGCCGGCAAGGCCTGATGAACTGGAAGACCTGCAAGAACATCGCGCCAAGCCACAAGATCGCCGAAGCGGTCTGCGACATCTCCCATCGCTGGGTCATCTACATCGGCGCGTTCTGCATCGATGACCAGGGCAACCGCTACATGAAGTCGACCGAGATAGCACCCGACGGCATGTACAAATCCGACAGCCTGGCCGAAGTGCTTGAGCACTGTTACCGCGAGCTGCTGGCCGGCTGCAATCCGAACCACAAGATCGGCTCAGGCTGGATCGCAGTACCGGGCGGCAAGGGGCTGGACGAGGACCAAGCCTATCGCGTGTTCGATGCGTGCGGCGCATGGCCTCAGAGGCGAGCCGCAGCGTGACCCGCCCCACATTCTGCAGAACCCCACCACGCAAATTGATCGGCGACTGTGCCTGTTTGAGGTGCGTCCCGCCGAAGGAGCGCACCCATGTTCACCGAATCAGCAGCAGTCCAGCGAATCAACAGCCGCACTTGGCTCCAGAAAACCACAGGCAAGCGATGCACAAAGGGACTGAGCAACGGAGCCACCACGTACATGCACCCACTCAGCGGCCCGCCGATCTGCGTGAAGGATGAAGACCTAAACAACCGTGAGCTATGGAGCCAGGTATGAACGAGACACTGAAGGCAGCAGGACACATCAGCGCTGAGCTGGGGGCGGCGATGGCGGAGATAGCGAGGCTGCGCGGATTGCTGGCAGAAGCCACGCAGGAGATCGAAGACTGGGGCACATATGCGTCCGAGTATTTCCAAGAGCGGCATGACCTGCCCGGCACGGTAGCCCGGTTCCGCGCCGCCCTATCCCAGCAGGCCGAGCCAGCCCCGATAAACCAGTGCGACGGATGCCAAGCCGGAATCCTGGTAGACAAGAAGGGTTATCACCGCATGGGCAAGCCGGGTGGGTACGCCGACCTTATGGGCTGTCAGAGCAAGCGCTACGTTAGCGAGCCAGCCCCGGCGCAGGATGAGCGGGTGGCAGAAGTTCCACCTATGCCTGAAACGGCAGATCGCCGGTCATACATTGACAGTGAGCCGGACGGGTATCTCGAAGGGAACCGCGACTGGGCGGAGGTTAATGACGATGCAGTCGAGTGGTTGGCTGACAACCATCGAGCCATACGCGCCGCACTTACCCGCCCCGCGCAGGCCGAGCAGCAGCCTTCCCCCAGCGAACTTATCGCGGCACTTCAGCAGATCGAACGGTGGGATGGATTCCCTGGCACCGGCAAGACATGGCCCGAGTCAGGCGAACCAATGAGCTATGGCGCCTGCTTCGGTAGCAATGGCGAGCGCAACTTCATGCGTCTACTTGCAGCGAAAGCCGTCACTCGATACCACACAGCCCTATCCGCCACACCCAGCCCCGCCATGGATGCGAAGGAGGAGTGAATGAATCAAGTTGACTGCTACGTCACCAAGGTTCTGTCGGAGCCGTTCGAGAAGTACGGCAGATGGTGGGTGAAAGTTGAATACGAAAGCTGGGGACGCCCCGGCACCACCGAGCTTATGTTCGACAGCGCGACCGAGGCCAAAGCCGTCGCTGAAGGCCTTCAGTTTCTAGCCTAACCCCTTAACCCACACACCACATCACAGCCTGCCGGCGAGAGTCGGCGGGGAGGATTTGCACGTGCCTGAACTAATCAAGCGGTTCGCCAAGAATGCGGCGGGCCGGGACTTTGCCGTGGGCGACATTCACGGATGCTTCACGAAGCTGCAGCAGGCGCTGGACGGGATCGGCTTTGATCCGGCTGTAGATCGGCTGTTTTCGGTTGGCGATTTGGTCGACCGTGGGCCGGAATGCCAGATGGCGCTGGAGTGGCTGGCCAAGTCCTGGTTCCACCCGGTGCGCGGCAACCACGACGACTACGTGTGCCGGTACGACAGCTGCGAACTGGGCAACTGGCTCGTCAACGGCGGCGGCTGGTTCCTATCGCTCAACAGCGACGAGCAGGCAGAGTACGCCGTCCAGTTCCGCGAGTTGCCGATCGCCATTGAGCTGGAGACGGACGCCGGGCTGGTTGGCATTGTTCACGCAGACTGCCCGACGCCGACTTGGGCGCAGATGGTAGCGGAGCTGACCTCGCCGGAATCGCCGAAGCGTCTCAAGCTAGTGAAAAACAGCTGCATGTGGTCGCGGGTGCGCATGGAACAGGACGACGAGTCAGGCGTGGAAGACCTGCGCGCGCTGGTCGTAGGCCACACACCACTGCCAAACGGACCCATCAAACTTGGCAACGTCCTGCACATCGATACTGCAGGTTGGCACCCATCCGGGCGCTTCACGCTGCTGGACCTCCACACACTCGAACCGGTCAAGCACTAGGAGATAGACATGCAGCACACAGACAAGGCGATAGCAGAGTTCGAGGCGTGGTGGATTCGTCAGTCGTTCCACGAGCAGTTCGAGGACGTGAAGGATCAGATGCGGAATGTGTGGGTGGCGTCCTGGGATGAGTCGCGGGCGCAGATAGTGATTGAGCTGCCGGACGCATTCGATACCTACGAGCGCGGCGGGAGTAAGTACTGGGCTGATGACGTGGCGGAAGCCATCGAAGCAGCCGGCGTAACGGTGAGGGGGTGAGTATGAACACAGCATTTCTACTGATGGCGCAGTACAACGGCGCCGCGATCATTCCGCTTGAGCGGGTGTGCGCGGACTACTTCAGCCATTTGACGCCGGAGAAGATGAAACTAAAGGTCGCCTCCGGGCAGATCGACCTTCCTTTAGTGCAGATGGAACGCAGCCAGAAGTCAGCCCGCGGCGTTCACCTCAGCGATCTGGCATCGTACCTGGACAGCCAGCACAGCCAGGCGCGCGCCGAACATGACAAGCTGATGGGGCGAGGCTTGCACAGAGTCGCCTGATCCTACCGGGCCCCAATAACGGGGCCCGTTATTACCCGCTCCAACCAGGCCCAATTCTCGTATGGGTCACCCTTCCCCCGCAGGTGCGTATAGCGCCGCATCGAGTTCCAATCCCGGTGGCCCGAAACGCTGGCTGCGCGCGGAATATCCCAACCCAGTTCAAACAAGCGGCTCACGCCATCGTGGCGCAGGTCGTGAAAATGCAGATCATCGATTTCAAGAAACCGGCACGCCCGGGTGAATGACGCCGACACCGATCGGGCGTTATACGGAAACACGAACTCAGACACCTTCGGCATCGATTGCAGGATTCGCCACGCCTCATCCGGCACATGGCACCAGACGTCATTGCCGAACTTCTGCCCGGGGTTTTTCATGTCCGTAATCAGAACGGATTGATCCTCCTCGCGCATGGCATCCCAGCGAATGCGCGTTATCTCCTCCTGCCGGCGCGTACTGAACAAGGCAAAGACCACGACGCGAACCATGTCGATCTGTTGCTTGCGGCGATCGCGCATCTCGCAGAAGTACGTCAGCAGCCGGTCGAGCTCATCTTTCGTAGGGCGCCGGGTGCGCTCCTTGCTCTTGCTGACCGCGCCCATCTTGCGCAGCACGCGACGAGCATCGGGCATCGCCATCGGATCAATGTCATAGCCCCACGCCGGCCTTGCAACAGCAAGCACAGCCCCAAGGTGCGCCAGATCGTTGCCGACCGTCTGCGCCTGAATGCCGTCCTCCTGCATGCGCCGGTTACCGTATTCGACCAACGCCTGACTGGTGACTTCGATATCTTTCAGCGAGCCCAGCCATGTGTCGCCGATGGCCTTGAGGGTGGCGCGCTTGGTCTTGCCCAGCGGCCGGATCTTCTCGTATTCCTCAAGGTACTTGTCGATCATCTCCTTGACCGTGGCGCCGCTGCGTTTTGCTTTAGCAATCGCCCCCGGCTCAGCAAGCTCCGTCTCGCGCTTCTTTATCCACGCCTGAGCCGTCGCCTTGCGGTCAAAGGTCTGGCTCTCGGTGTAGACTTGGACGCCCTTCTGCATGATGCGGATCTGCGCGGTGTACCGGGTCGCCCCGTCCTTGCGCTTGCGCGTTGTGATGGTTCCCATTGGATTGCTACATGAACTGAACGGCTTGCTTCTT